CCTAGGATTATCCTCTTTTCCTTAAAGTTTCGTCACTCAAGATATTTGTTTCTTTTTGAAGAACTGTTTGTCTTTCAAGCATAATTGTTGAAATAGTTTCAGATATGGGCTTTGAAATTTTATGCTTAAGCCAGAAAAACATCATTAGTATTTCTGAGTTATCTTGCAATTTTTTATTTTCTCTCCAGTGCATCTGTTGAGTCCCAGAAAATAGTAAGGCCTGATTGTCTAAAATATTAAATTGTTTGCCTTCAACAATTATTCCCCAATCCTCATTTGTTTGCAATTGAACATCAAAAACAAACATCTCGTACGGCCTTGTGTCATAATGTGGAAACAATTTAACTTCATATCCGTACTCAGGAGAATATCTAACAACAGAATATTCTGCAACAACCAAATCTTTATTGCATACTTCTGATGCTAAGTTTTGTATTTTTGCAATTATATTATCTGAAATTTTTATATGATCTAGAACTCCTTGCCCACCCCATTTTTGAACTCTAACCTTTTTTAAAGGAAATTCCCTGGCTGCTTGCAATATAGCCTTTAGTTCTTTATCAGTAAAAATATTATCTACTAAGATTGGAATAAAATCTTGATCAGACACATAGTCTTGAGATTCTCTCAATTTTTTATACTTTGGAAATTTATCTAGCAATGGGAAAGTAGTCATACTAATATTATACCCTACCTCTCTTTGTATAACTTGTTTGCCTTACTAAAGTTATTTTTGATAAATGCTTTTTACTGCACATCCAAGTACATTCTGTTGTATCTGGAAATAGCCTCATAGATTTTACTTCTTCATTGCAAGTCTGACATAAAAATTTGCCAGGGTATACGGAATACTGTTTATCCAAACTGTTTGACCTTATTTAAAATGTCTGCAAACAATTCTTTGTCCTCTCTAACTTTATTAATAAAACCTTCTCTTCCCTGCACCTTTGATCCATCTGGTAATAGATACCAGGCCCCTGTGCGTTCTACTATACCCATTAATTCAGCAGTATCGATAAGATCAGCAATGCTGTCAACCCCAACCAAATTTCCCCTAAAGTAAAAATCATATTCTCCAGATTGAAATCCTGGACTTGTTTTTGAAAACTGTAAATCCCATCTAATCTTGCGACCAATTTTTTCTTCAATTAATTTATCACCTACAGGAATCTTTCCTTTAATTGCTTGATTGTCTGATTCTGAAGAAAATAACTTAACAACTGTTGAAGAATAAAATTTAGTAGCCTGACCACCAGTAGGCTGCTGGCTAGTATACATAGCAGAAATATTATTACGACTTTGACTAATAAGAATAAAGAGAGTTGGCTTAACTTTGTTATTAGCATAGTTGATCATTTTCCAAGCATTAGAAAAGTCTCTTGATTCTGCTCCAATTTGTTTTGTATTTTCAAGTTGCTTAAGTTCATCTGAATCTTTTTCAAAATATATTGCTGGAAGAAGTGATGTAATTGAGTCAACAACAATTAAATCAACTCCAGCATTCATTAAATTTGTTCCAATATCTACCATTTCATTTATTGTTCGGCACTGAGAAACAATAAGTTTTGAAGAGTCTACACCAAGTAATTCAGCCCAATCTTTATCATATGACATTTCTGCATCAATCCAAGCACAGATTTTTCCTTCTTTTTGTGCAAGCGCTACTGTTTGTAAACATAGTGATGACTTGGCGCTTGATTTGCTTCCCCAGATTAAAACTTGACGCCCATAAGGCAGACCACCATTTAATGCTTTATTCAACCCATAACTTGGTGTTGCAGCATATTGTGTTGCTGGAATAGTGTCTCCAGACATTACAGTTTTTCTTAACTTTGGATTAAGTTGTGCCAATACATCTTCTATGGTCATTGTCATTTTTATTTTTTCCTTCTCCATGGTTTAAATAAGTACATCATCTAACGTAACAGTTCCATCTTTTGTTTTTCCAAAAACAAACCTATAAGAATTTCCTTCTTTAATATTCATATAGGCTTTAGCAAAAGATGTAGGAAACACAAGAATAGATTTTAATTCTCTAGATGTATTTGCTAATGTCATTGAAGCCATTTTTTTTCCCTGCTTAGTTGTCCTTGATTTAAATGCAACAACAAACATTTCTTCATCTTTAAATGGCAACTGTTTATAACTTAAAAATTTAACAAGAGCACTAGAAGATTGCTTTATTTCATCAATAGGAACTGAAGATATAATCCTATTATCATTAGTAAGAACCAAGTAAGTGCGACCCGTCTCAATAGTCGTTCCTTCTTCATCAAATATGCCAACACTCCCAGTTTTGTCAAGAATTTCAACTCGTGACCATCCCTTTCCTCTTTTAATTGATTTTATCATACCCATTAAAATAAAAGAGCCCTTTTCTTCAAATTCGTCAACTTGCTGGATAAAGGCATGATAATGAGATGGAATATTAATATTAAACTCTGGCAAATTTAAATATTCGTATAAATTTTCTTTTATTTGATTATCGTTACGGGGATTGTCTAAAAATGTCAATGATCCAACGGCGTTCATTGCTGCTAATGCACGACTGTTTACCCCGTTACCTTTAGTAAAAGTGAAGTCTTCTACATCTTTATAGGTTTTAAAAGGTCTTGCAGCAATATATTTGTCTGCTATTTTATCTGATATATATTTAATTGCAGTTAACCCAAATCGAATTCCTTTTCCTTCAATTTGAAAGTCTTTACCAGAATCATTAATATGTGGAAGTTTAATAGGAATACCCATGCGTTTTGCTTCAATTAAATATTCAGTTCTGTTGTCAGGATTTTTTTCATTTTTTAATAATGCAAACATAAACTCAAGAGGGTAGTAATATTTTAGCCACGCCGTCCAATACGAGAGAGTAGAGTAAGCGACTGCATGGCTCTTATTGAACGAGTATCCCGCATGCGCCTCAAAATCATGCCATAAATCACGAGCCTGATTAGGAGTAATATAGGCAGAAGCGCCAGTAATAAAACGTTCTTTATAAATGTCGAACTCTTTGGCGTCTTTCTTTTTTCCAATAATTTTTCTGACTTTGTCGGCTTCAGACATTGACATTTGTCCAAGGTGTACGCATGCTTGCATAACTTGCTCTTGATAAAGAATGCAGCCATAAGTATCCTCCGTGTAAGGTTTTAATATCTGATGTAAATATGATACAGCCTGTTTTCCATGTTTTCTTGCAACATAGTCTTTTCCGATAGTGTTCATTGCTCCTGGCCTAACAAGAGCATTTGATGCTGCTAATTCATTAAGATTTTTTACCCCCATTTTAACAATTAAATTAGTGTAGGGTGTTGCTTCGCATTGAAAAATTCCTTTAGTGTGTCCATCTGAAATCATTTCATACACCTTGGAATCTTCCATGTCTATCTCAAGTGGATTAATTTTAACAAAATGATTTTTTTCAATCATCTTAATAGTGTCATCTAAAACACTTAAAGTTTTTAATCCTAGGGCATCGATTTTAATTAAACCTATCTTTTCTGCTTCTTCCATATCTACCCCAACAACTGGTATGCGATTTTCTGATCCTGGAGAAGATCTTGTTTCTAATGGAGCATGTTTAAAAATTGGCTCTTTACTAGTAACAATTCCAGCAGCATGAATTCCAGTGCCCCTAATGCGCCCACGCAATTGTTCTCCATAAACCTCTACTTCTGGATACTTTTCTCTAAACTCTAATGTAGACCTAGAGTTACAAAAATCATCCCAGGTATCTACTGTTTTTAAAATTTTGTTTACATCTGATAATGGAATATTAAGAACTCTAGAAACATCACGAACAATTCCTTTTCCTGTAAATTCTAAAAATGTTGCAATAGAAGCCACATGCCTGTATTGTCTAACAAGATAATCTTTCACTTCTTCTCTTCTAGAATCTTGAATATCTGTGTCAATATCTGGAAAGTCATTACGTTCTGGATTGATAAATCGAAAGAATAAAAGCCCATGCTCTATTGGATCAATTTCTGTAATTCCAATTAAATAACAAAGTAAAGAGCCAGCAGAAGATCCACGACCTGGACCAACTCTAATACTTTCTTTTTTTGCCCAATTAATCATGTTGCTTACAACAAGAAAATAGGGAGCAAATTTTTTATCTCTAATAATTGATAGTTCTTCATCAAGTCTTTGTTCGTATATATCATTGCCTAGCCAACTACTAGTTAAACGTTTTTCTTCTAATCCAGCAAATGCCAAATTTGCCAACTCCTGATCTGGATTTTTATATTGAACTGGCAATAAATTTAAATGTTCTTTAATGTCATAGTCTTCTATTTTATTCATAATTTCAATAGTTGAACTAAATATGTCTGTTCTTGTAAACATTTGTTTTTGCATTTCTTCTAACATTTCTGGTCCGCTTAGTAAGTGAATATTAAACTTATTAAAACTCATTTGTCTATCTTTGCCATATAAATAATCAAGTTTTGTCATCATGTCGTTATACTTTTTAGATTTTTCGTAAGTAACATTTTTCTCTAATTTTGCATGAGTATTTAAAATTAATTTTAACTCTTGTATTTCTTTTTGACTTTTATCCGAATGATGACAATCTGGGGTAACAACAATCTTAATGCCAAACTCATCTGCCAAATCCATTAAATGCATATTTACTTGTTGCGGGTTATGTGGCATTACCTCAATATAATAGTCATCTTTAAATGTATCTTTAAACCATTTTATATATTTTTTGGCTTTTGCAAATTCTTCAAGTTCTACTGCCTTGGTAACAATTCCACTTAAACATCCTGACGTAACAATAATTCCTTCTTTGTATTTTTCCAATGTTTCAAAATCAAACCTTGGTTTTCTAAAGTAACCTTCAGTCCATGCAATTTCGTTAATTTTGTTAAGATTTTCTAAACCTTGCTTATTCTTGGCTAGAAGAACTATATGGTTGTATACATTATCTAGTGGATCTTTTCTTTCCGCCCTGTCTCTTTTGTCAAAGCGGTCAGCACACATATAGCCTTCTATGCCAAGAATTGGTTTTATCCCTTTTTCTTTTGCAATGCGATAGAACTCACGATGCCCAGATAGAGTGCCATGATCCGTAATTGCCAGTGCTGGCATACCAAGAGTCACGGCACGTTCTAAATATTCTTCTGGCGTAGCAACACCATCCATTAACGAATAGTGTGTATGTACGTGTAGTCCTACGTAATTCATACTACCAATCAGTATTTGTTGCTGAAGTTACTGATGGTGAATCAAAGCCAAGATAAAAACTTTCTTGCTCTGCATATGGAATCCGACGCAAAGCCATCTCAAGTGGATAAGGTGCTAGCCCTTCCCAATTAAATGGTTCTTTATCTGGAGCAGACGGAATCATAGTATAACTAGTTTCTGTACTTTGTCCATTACGCTTAAGTTTCCAAGTTAGGTTTGAGATGCTTCCTGTTTCTAAAGCAAACTCACGAATTGTATTAAATGATGACTGCTTGCTAACACCCATTGACCAGATTGCTACGTATGGTGGTTCAATACCATCATCTACTAAAACGTTGCAATAAAAACGAAGGCGTGCTCTCCAGCCAGCCTTTGGATCTTTTCTGTGCATCTCTTCTGCCCAGTCACGGCCTTCGGAATCCATCGTGTCTACAGCCTTGCGCTTATAATCTTTTGGATTAACATGTTCTTTTACAACAAGAGCAAGACCACGATCTGCATTATAACTTGCAGAATCCTCATCTAGTTCTTCTATAAAACGAATTTTAACTGATTGTCCATCAGCCAATTTAAGCCAACGAACTTTTGGTGTATCTGATTTTGGTTTGTCGAGCAGGGCGTTGATATTTTTTAGTCCCTTAATAACGCTCATATGTTTCTCCTTTGTGTTTTGTGTATTTAGTTTAGCATAAGCGATATAGATTTGTCAAACTGAAATTCTAAATTTCTGATTGCATTATCATCCATATCGCCTATGTCTTTATATTCTATATTAAGTTGTATTACGGAGACACGAGATTTTAATTTTTCAACTATTCTCTCTTTCATGTTCCCCCCTGCTTCATCATTATCTGCAATAACAATAATGTTATTGAAATATTTTTGAAGCAAATCTATTTGTGTATTTGATACATTAGCCCCTAGGGTAGCAACTGCAGCAAAGCCAACTTGGTCTAGTCTAATCGCATCAAAAGAAGATTCTACCACATAAACTTTTTCTGATGCTTTTACTTTATGAAGATTAAAAAGTGTCTTTGCTTTTGGAAGTTTTGGGGTATTTTTAAAATCTTTGCCTTCAATAGATCTTCCAACAAAACCAACTGCTAATCCATCTGGTGAATGAACTGGAACAGTAACCATATCTTGTTTTTCCGAATAGCCTAAGTTAAATTTAACAATTGATTCTTTTGTTATTTTTCTACTTTCATAATAAGACATAGCCCTTGGTGAAATCAATGCATGATTATTCAATCTTTTAATAATTAATTCATCAAAAGCAACATAGTCTGGAACATCTACAAGGGCTTTATTAACAAATTGTTCAATGTTTGTTTCTTTCCCTTTGCTTGCAATAAATCTAACCGTTTCAAAATAAGTTCTATTTGTGGCAGTCATTACTAATTCAACTAAGTCTTTGGTTTCTTGACAAGAAAAGCAAAAAAAGGTTCCTCTTGTTTTTGACACTTCCCCTGCAGGAGTCCTAAAGTTGTTATGATATGGACAAAATATCATAAAGTCATTATCCATTTCTGACTCTATATTAATGCCAGATCCGTCTAACACTCTTTTTACTTGGTCTTCGCTATATAAATCTATTTTATTATTTGCCACTTAAATCCTCAAAATCTTTATACTTATAGTATCCTTTGTCAAAATCTGCTTGAACTAAAAACTCTCCCATAAAACCATTTCTATTTTTTCTAAAAGCACATTCAATAATATCACTATTTGCTGCTCGGCCTAGCGCTAGCACCCAATCTGCATCATAAGCAATCTGTCTAGACCAAGCAGTCTGGCCTAATGTTGGTACTGTATTGAGGTTTGTAACATCATCAGGAGTGGCTGATGAGATAGCAATAATAGGGACCTCTTCACCAATTGCCATAAGTTTTAACTCTCTTGAAAGATTTTTCATTCTCACTGTTTCATTATCAGATTTTTGATTTGGAGACATTAATTGCAAATAATCCACAATAACAAAATCTGGCTTATACTGATCAATCTTTCCACGAACAACTGAAGGATTTACTTCTCCCCCGCTATCATTTGAAATAATGTGAAACTCTGGTTTTCCAACTAAGTTTTTTTCATGCCATGACTTTAGCATGTCTAATTCAATTTCACCATTGCTTATTTTTCTGTGTGACCAAACACCTTGGCCCATAATGGTGTATACACGATTTCTAACCTCTACTTCTGACATTTCTAAACTTATTACTAATGGAGACTTTCCTTGTTTCCATGCTTGTACCGCAAAATAAAGAGCAAGCCAAGATTTGCCAATTCCTGGATACGCAAGGAAAACACCAAGTTGGCCTGGCATAATTCCAGATGGAAGGTAGTTGTCAAATCCTGGCAAACCTGTTTTAATTCCAACCGATCCTAGTTCTTTCATTTTTTGCACATTGGTAAAATAGGCAACGGCAGAATCTAAATCTGTGGCATCAATATCTCTAATTGCAGCAACATTCTTTTTTAACTCTGATGTTTTATTAATCAATCCTGTTAGGGCTATGTCTCCATTCCCACTCTGAACATCAGTTGCAGCAGATCTTAAAATATCTTTTAGACTATCGGTTAGATATTCTGCCTGCAATTCTTCTAAATGATATTTAGTTGCACCAACATTCTCTATTGTTTGAAAATCTCTAAATTTTTCAACGACTAGTGATTCAGGGGGGACTGCATTATTTGCTTCATAATACTTTCTTATAAACAACCAAAGGTCAGTATGTGTTTTTAAAAGATTTTCAACATTAGCCTGCAAAAGAACATGCATTTGTTTATCTTTAAGTAGCGCCGTTATAAGTTTAGACTCTGTGTTATTCACTTAGCCATTCCTTTCCTTTTTTCCTACGCTCTGCACGCTCTTCATCATCTTTAATTTTATTTAGTCTTGTCTGAAATATTTTTTCTGCATTATAAGCAAAGTAACTCCAAGAAGGGGACAAGGAAACGCTAAAGTAGTAATCAAGTAGGTCATAACATTTTCCTATCCCATAAGACTCTATTAGCGCATCAGAAGCCCACTGTTCAACATTTAAGTTCAACGATGGCTTTTCTTCGTACTTTATAGTATGTAGTTTACTATATCTACTTAGCAAAGCCATTCGGTCTTTGCGTTCAGCCACTATTCGTCTATTTCTACTTTGGCTTCGTTAATTTTTTCGGTAAGTTTATCTTCAACAAACTTATAAACTCTTTCAAAAGCATCATTAATGTTTTCGCCTTCACGTCGACTATCAGTAATGCCAAGATCTAATCTTAGTGATTGAAAATTACCAAGATTTAATGTATAACCTAGCGTAACGTTTACTTTTGTTTCTTCGTTATTCATTGTCCCTCCCAGGGAAATTATTTTATTGATTCATTCCAAACAGGAATAAATCTTCCATCTTCAGTTTTTGTATATGTAAGTATACCATCGCCCATCTTTCTTGTCAATTCTTGTTTGGTTGGCGTCATATTGTTTGTAATTAATCCATCCTTTCTAGGTTGGCCAATATGTATACTTGCAAGTATATCACGTATCTCTTTTACTTGCGATTCAGAATAATATGCTCTTATCTGATATCCACGTTTTCCATTTTCAGAACAACCAAGTGGGACGGGAATGACTCCTCGTTTTATTAAACTTGGCATGTACTTTCTATGTCTATTGACAAGTTTAGCAGTTTCTGCTATAGTATATGCCCTTTCTCTATTTTTTTTAAAATCTAAAATAAAACAAAGTTCAAGTTTATTTTTTACAATATTATAAATAGCAACAGTACCATCTGATCTGTTATAGTGGTGAACTCTTACTAAGTCTTTATTTAAAAACCAAACAGCCCCACTACCTTTTATTACAGATGACTGATTGTACTCTTGGCCCTCAATTTTTCCTTTTGCAGTAGCCATAGCCCCTCGCTTGACGTTGATGGTGGATTATAAAACTTTCTGTTGCCACATTTTAAACAAAATGTTTCAAGATGTTCAGGATTAGTGTATTGCCTATCAATAAACATTCTTGATTTACATTTTAAGCATTTAATCATTAATTTGGAATGCCTACAATAATAAGATTTACCCATACAGATAAATCTCCAGAGGCTCCAAATTTAACGCTACCCTCCACACGAGAGGTCGTAATGTTTTTTAAAATTACAGACACATTTTTACCCGCTGGAGTGTTGCCTACGTTAACTGGAGTTGCAGTAACAATTGGTGCATATTTAAAGTTTGTAGTAAAATTATAAAAGAAATCTTTTTCTGTTGTTGGCGTTACAGTTGTATTATTAAAAATTTCAACTCTGCCAGCAACAACTCTTAGTTCTGAAGTTTTTACATTTGCTTTATCGGACCCCGTAGTATCTACAGTTGCATAATTAGAGGTGGTTGAAGAAACCTCTGTTGCAACATCATTTATTGCCTCGGCTAACTGATAGATATACGTTACATCTAAAGGTTGCCCTCTTTCTGGTAATGGTATCTTTGACATTTTTCTCCTTTTATTATTATATCAGTTTATGTTTTCTAAGTCACTAATTAGATATGTTGCTGCATCAAATGGTCCCTTTACTATGGTCACCTTTTGTATTCTAATCTTTATCTGATCTGGCGCCCCTGACCCATGTGGGTAAGAAAGAGAATAATTAGTGCTTGTAGATTTTCCAACCCAAATCCAATTACTTACAACTTCACCTGTTTTCCATTGAACATAAACATCAAACTCTGTAATTGCAGCCTGCTTTTCCTGTAATATTTTTTCTTCTTCTGTTGGGTTTACAATTAATAATGCAGGCATTGTCCATGAAATGTTAACTATATTTGCTTGACTATCAACGTTAATGCTATATGGAATATTTGTAGTTGCTAAATTATTTGGATCAAAGCCAGTTTCATCAAATGTATTATTTATTGTTATTTCTTTTATTGGAGACCAGTGCGAAAACCTATTCTTATCTTCTGACAATATACGATATCTTAATGTGTAAGTTAGGGTTTGATTGTCTCCTAGTGTTGGGGGAAGATCTGATGATTTTATTATAGTTCTTTTAATTCCAGCGTCTGCCATTATCCGACACCAATAGCAAATTTAAATTCTACATAATTGCTTGTATTTGGAGATTTAATAATTGCTGAAGCAGTATCATTTTGAACTACCGAGTATCCAACCATTCCATAAAGTGGGTTAGGCGTGTTTAAATTTTCAAATCTTAGTGCATCTAAAACAACATAAAAATCATCTGACGCAGTTCCACCATCTACAACTGAAGCATAAATGTTAATAGTATCGGCAGATGTCCATGTAAAATTTGATGTGGTATAAAGTTCTTGTCTTTCTTTTGTTACAACACAATATCTATTGGTTGAAAAATCATGTTGTCCAAAGCCAGTACCATTTGCTAAAGTTGTTTCAAATCTAGAAAATTTAGTTGCATCAATACTGCTAGTAAACTCAACAATAATTTTTACTGTATCTGGAACAGATAAAGAATCTCCATCTTTATTAATTACAGAAAAAGCAAATCTTAGTTCATCTGATGGAGCATTTTTAGAAAAATCTAAAGAGATTCCAGTTGCCCTAATATATTCTGGACCTGTTGCTACAACTAAATGTTCGCCAGAAGTTGTCATTGTAGAGGAATCTCCACGCAAGGCAATAATATTGTTATAATATCGGCAGCGCTCATATCGTGCTGCTCTGTTTGTATTGTAAAATATTTTATTGTCTGCATTGGTTTCGAAAACTTTTGACGTAGTTTCAATAATATTATCTGACAATGATCCGTCTAATGGCTGAGTAATTCTTAAAATATCCGTAGTAGCACTTGGGGATATATGTTGCCAATTTTCTCCCTGAGTAAATGTTAAAATAGTTCGACTGTCATATGATGCAGCGTACGGGTTTGATCCAGCAGAATATATAGCCACTTCAGAAATTTCATATCTTTCTTCCGTTGGCAGTTCTGCGGTTAGTACTAGTTTTGATTGACCGTCTTCTACAATATACCCCCTAGAACTTATTGGTATACGAAACATTTCAAAATCTAAATTTTGTTTTGCGGAGTAGTCCAAAGGTGTATCGGATGTGTCTAAAGGCTTAGCACCGCATCCCAGGGCCATATAAGAGGCATAGGCTGGGGTTTGACCAAGCAAGTACTTTGCAATAATATACTTCCCAGTATTAGTTATCATGATTCCACTACTCCAAGCATTATAGTATACATTGTACCACCTATGCTTAATTGAACTTCTACCTGCTCATCTATATCTAAATTAACTAACTCAATAATAACATTTTGAGATTCATCTAGGTATATATTTTCTCCGTTTAGACCGTTACCAACAAATGGTATCTTATTCTCTAATTTAATACCAAAATTAGAAAAATATTTGTCTGAGGTATTTTGAAGGCTTAGCAAACGTTTTGAAGAAAATTCCTGATTTAAGGATGTAAGATTTTTAATTAATTGGTTTGGAATATAGTTGCCACTGACTATGTCATGCCTAGACATAGATAAGAGTTCTTGACCGCCTATATCTTCAAATAAGATATCTGTTAATGTTTCTATAGGCAAAGTTTCATCATCAAATAAAATTATTTCTGGGGTGGCAACTTTTACTTTATAAGTAGTGGCTGGCGGTGGAGGAGGGGGTGGCAGTGTTACTGGAATTGCTGCAACAGTTGGCGTAAAAATAACTTCAGGAGATCCTGAAAATGGAATAGGATTAAATATTGGTTCTGGAACTTTCTTAGGTGGATCTTCTCTTTCTCCTTCTCTATAAGTAACCCGCTCTTTATTTATAGTTTGTGACTTGGGGGTTTCTTTTTGCTTTTGTTCTTCTTGTCTCCAACCCGCTAAATCTTTAGCAACTTGAGCACGGTTATTTTCTCTTCTGGTTTCTGAATCCATTGAATTTTGGTAAGCCAAATCCCTAGCAATCTGAGCACGATTGTTTTCTCTTCTAGTTTCTGAATCAATGGTTTTGCCATGACCTGAATTTTCTCCTGGCATTTTACACCTCCGCCAAATATACTGTCATGCTTGGTCCGTTTGAATTTCTCTGATAGTCCATGTTATAAATAACAAACTGTTTGGCTGGACTGCAGATTAAATCTACTCCATCTTTATTATAGTCAATTTGTACAAGATCCCCTAATTGAAGTATTGGTAAAGAAAATATTTGTGCTCCGACAAGTTTTTTAGGTTTCATTGATTTTTTAACAATCCATCCTAAAATATTTTCAGCATCGGACAATGTTTGAATATATGGAGTCTCTAAAGTAAAACTACTAATACCATGATTTAATCTACTTTGTTTTATATAGTTGTAATCTTGAATGCTTACCAGATTAGATCTAATTGTATTATTATCTAAATTATCCAATTCAGCAAAATTTGATTTTTTATTAAAATAATCATCTACGGATACGGTATATGTAGTATCTTGTGTAAATGTTATTCCTTGAATTTTTAAATAGTTTCCGCCAGTTTCATCTAAATTAAGTGCAGAATCTGTTGCATTAAATACTAAAAATTCTGCTCCGTAAGAGTCTGCCTGAAATCCAGAAACAACATATCCCTTTGTTGTGTTTGGTGTTGGAGATATTTTTGCATATAGCGCTGGATAGGCTTTATCATATTTAACATTAAAGTATGCAACTTCTCTAAAAATAGAACCAAACTCATCATAATACATGTTGTATTTTGGTGGCTGCAAACTAGATATACCCTCTAAATATGTAGATTGAACAACCCCACTCATTGCATATTTTCTTAATGCTGAGTTTGCATTAATTTCATTTGCTCCAAACACAGAAGATATAGAGTCAGCAACATTAAAAACTGTGTTTTGAGAATAGTTTTCGTTTAAAGCATAAATATTTTCAAACATACATTTTGATGATCCTCTAACAAAAAGAGAAACATTGTTATACACCGGAAGTGGATCTGTGTCATCAACTATGCCAATTAGTTTGTTATTAATATATAAATAAAATTTTCTTGTTGTTCCAACATTAGAATACTCTACTGCTAAATCATAAACTGTCGGGTTTTCTTCTCCAGACATTCTGTATTGACCAGTAAATTTACCATCATCTACTAAAATATTAGTTAGTCCTGACCAAAGTTTTATTGGAATAGCATTGCCAGCACTGTCTTTTTTAATTTTATAAAAAACGATATTTGAAATATTATTTTCAGATGAACCATCAGACTTAATCTTTAAGTATGATTCAATATTTTTTTCTGATAACGCAATTATCTCAAAATAATATCCATTGTTTGTTTCTGGGTTAATCATAATTCCTAAGCCACCAGAACCACCACCAATGTTTGTACTTTGGTTTGGTTGTGTTGTTGGCACTTGGTAATATGTTGTGCTTCCGATTGGAGTCTGAAGTCTATCTTCGCTTGTATTTACGCTACCAACAATTCTCATTCTAGTTCCAAAATGTTTGTAAGAACTATCTAACGGTTTATATACATAAGATATAAAATCAACTGGAGTATCTGTAGAACTAAAAGATGGGCCAGACATTACTAATGCCGATGATTGAATTGTTCCAGTTTGAGTTGATTGCAAACTATTTAATTCTGTTTCGGTTAAGTAATTGCTTGTCATAAAGTTTTTAATTATGCCAGTTCTTGAACATTTTTTAGCCAGCGTATTATTAACTCCAGCAGCACCAACTGTAAGATCTATAGGGTATTCAATTTCTGGACTAGTTGTAAATAAATAATTAGACTTCATATTGCAACCACGAAGGTATGTGTCTTCTGTCCAATTGTTTGATATGCCTGCTGTATGGCTGGCAACCAATGTTCCAAACTGTCCTCTTCCATGTTCAAAAACTGGACCATTTTTTATTTTTGTGTCGCCATCAATTGTTTCGTAGTAGGGGTTTGCTAAAATTCTAATTAATCCTGTTGGATATATTTTTCCATTAAACGGAAGCGATCCCATATATTCCTGATACTCCTGATTGTTTGATATCCAGATATTACCAATTCCTGTTATGTTAAATTGAACAGCGTCATATCTTATAACCTCCCCGCTAGAATAAAAATATCCTTTATATTTGGTTAACCAATAAACATTTTCTCCTAAATCAACGGTATTATCAATAATAAATCCATTAGATACTGAAGGAATAGATATTGGTAAATCAGAATTAATGGGGACCGCACCTAAAACAAAACTTGATTGTTTGTCTACTTGGGAGTTTATTGTTTTTAATACATCTTCTCCAGATGCTTCCCATAACAATGATGGTTTATAGATCCAGGTTTTTTCTTTGTCTACTAAAGTGCTTTGTTTAATTGACCCATAAGATCTTTGTATATATCTTGAGGTATAGTTAATTTTTCCATCATTATATATTTTTTTATCTTGTGAAGATATAGAAATAATATTTGGCAGGTCTGAAGACAATGGTTTGTTTTTGATTACATCTAAATTTTCTTGATTATTCATTATGCCTTTTAATTCTTGTTGGTTATTTGTGCCAACTAAAGTAAATGATGACTCTCTTTCTCCAGCCTCTGGCATTATATAATTTTTGCTCATGATAGTAAAATTATTATATTCATCAAAAAACATTGCAGTCTGAGTTGACACTGCTAACTCATTTAAAACCTGAGCCAAACTCTGATCTGGTGCAATAAAAAAATAAGGGATAATTGGATCTTTTTCTAATCCAATTCTTTTAAATGTATAATTTGAAAATCCTACAGAATCTAATAATGTTGATATTGCAAAACTTAAAGATACGTCAGTCAAAAGCATCCTTGGTGCTGTTTGAGATTCAAAATAAAAATAAAAATCACGAAGACTAATTGATATTGTAGATCCATCGTCAGTTGCCTGCGGAAAATTGTCCGAATATAAAGTTTTAATTGGAACAAAATAGTTTATTGTTAAATTATCATTGTATATATTTTCATAAAAAACAAACTTAATATTTTTGTTTAAATAATTTTTTATAATACTATTTTCATTATTTTCATTAAAGGCCAACTCTTCATCAAAAATAGTAACGGTGCCATTAGAGGCAAGTAATTGGCCTACCGGAATAGCACCTTGGGACATATCAGACATTGTTTTTGTTATTTGAAAGTCTAAAACATTATTTGAAATATTTACAGAAAGTCTTGGAGACATTTCAATTAAATCAAAAACCGAATCAAATTTATTCATTGATAAAACTACTATTCTTATTCCATCAATATAATCAAATTCATTATAAAAAAATGTATTATCTATCTTAGTAGTTTTTATCGGATCAGAAATTTTTGTAACAAATGAAGTATTGTAGTCAACTGACTCAGATTTTAAAAACCATTCATTGTTTAAATATGACAATTCTAAATATCCATCTGGCCCAATGATATCAGAGTCGTCCAATCTTCTGCTATTTTGATCAACATTTAAAATATCTATCCAGTTATTATTTTTTAAAATTTGTACCTTAAATTTATTTGGAATGGTTTTATTTTGATTGCCATAAAATGGGCTAGAGTCTGTGCCAACAATGTCTTGAAAATTTCCAGGATCATTCTGCCCAACATTCGTTTGCATTTTTACAACAATTCTATTGCACGGGACGCTTTCTTTGTATACGACAAAAGGACATGAGTCTTCTATATAGTTAATACCATTAATTGTTTTATTTGCGATACCTCTTTCAGTTCCATTTTCTTTTCTATAGGATGACCAGTATTTAAAAATATCGTTTCGTGATGACATGTAATATCTTGGAGCATTGTTTCCAAACATAACATTTGTTGGTATATATTTTTTATCAAAAAATGACATCTTGTTAATGCCAGATCTTGGCCTAAATGGTTTAAGACAATCCTCCAAAGAATAATATAAAGATTTTTTTTGATCTAAAGATTGAAATAGTTGTAGTGTGTCGTTGGTATTATATGTATTTTGTATTTGTTCATAAGATAATTCAGCATTTGTATAGTAATCTCCGCTGTCCTCTAAATCAAAAGTGTTAGGAATATTTTTATAAATACTAGAAATATCATTTGGTCTATATCTATAATTTCCTACCTTTTTAATGTTGCCAGGCACGTTCATATTCCATTCAGCAATAACGACTGACTGCAAAGATATATCGTTGGATGTTTTTAAATATTCTACAAGGTCACTATTGCTAAACACTTTAGACCTCTTCTAGCGTTATATTAATATTCCATAGGTCATGATTAGTAAATCCTCTTTTTACTACAGAATAAGAAAAATCTCTAAAATACATTTGAACAATTTGATTATATTTTGTTTTATCATCATATCTATCATATGCTAAATAAACCCAAAATGGTCCTTTGTGATTTTCATACCATCCTAATAATTCTAATCCCCCTGCACCACCATCAACAGTAAATTCGCCTAAGCCTCCACGAAGATTTGTCAATCCATTAGAATCAAAAGATGGGTTATCTATGTATGACTTTGATGGCAACAATTGCCAAGAAGTTGATAAATTAATTTTATCTGCTATGTTATAGGCTCTCATGTTTCCGTTAATCATTCTTTCTCTTTTTTGAATTCTTTCTTGGCCAAAAGACAGTTCATTCCTATTGTGATCTGATAAAATTAAAAATGTATTTTTCTCATTTTCTGATACGCCAGTCAAATTTGATCCAATTTCGTATCCATCAGGATAATAGAATCCGTTAGATAGGGTTCCTGGATTTTCAGACCAAAGCATAGCCTGTGGCAGTACATATCTACGTCTACCTGCTAAATACGCTGCACTAGCCATCAGTATCTATTCCCCCTCAATCTTTGAGCATCCATATTTCTAATTTGTGTAATTACTGTTCTTGCAATGTCGTCTGGGCTTGCAGAAGTTCCGTTTACCCCAACACTTAAACTATAATTATACACTGAAGTGTTGCTATTTTTTGCTGAGTTATTGCTAACCACATTTACTGCAGGAGTTCCTCCAAGTGATAAACTTCCTGGATATTTAGACTCATTCATCCTTTCTAGTAATGGTCCAAATTTTTGTGAAGCAGCCCTATTCATGACAAATTCTCCTGGAGTAAGCATGGTAGGAACTTTATCTAGCATTCCACTTCCAGAAACAACGCCTCCATACATTTTTCCTGGAACTTTAACTGTTGTTCCGTTAAAGATTGTATTTCCATTATTATATTTAGGATTGCTGGTTAATACTGGGTTTATGGCAAGCAATTCTTTTACGGTTGTATTGTTTGCCTTAGCAATACTAGATAATGTTTGTCCGTTTTTGGCTGTAACGCTTATAAGGTTTGTTTTGGCTGGGGGTTTGTCTTTCTCTTCGTCATTTTTAATTTTATCCTTTGGGTCTTCAACTGCTCCTGTAATGCCTCCTAGATCTGCTGATGTTTTACTGCCTAGAGTCGCCCATAAAATTGCCATTCTCTTTAAAACGTTTTCTGCGCTTTCTAATGCTTTAATATAATCTTTAGTTTTAACTTCTGCACTTTTAATAGCAAGTTCTGCTTCTGCATATTTTAGTCTTTGTTGTTCAATAAGTTTTATTTCGTTATCAAGTAGTCCTTGTGCTTTTGCTAACTCCCCAACTTTTAAGTTATAGTTTTTATCTTGAAGCACAACAATTTCTGCTGCAACAACTGCCTGCTTTTGTTCTAGAGAGTATATTTCTTCTCCCAAGGTATAAATTTTTTGTTCAATTTGAAGTTTAGATAATCCGCCTGCTGATCTTAAAGCATTTATTTCATTGGTTTGGGCAATCTCTAAAGCATTTAAACTTTGCTCTTTTGCATAAACCTGTTCTTGATTTCTAATATCTTGTACTATTTGTGCTGCCTGAGAAATATCTCCAGTTGTTAATGCATCAGCAAGGGAAATTTTAGACTTTTGTTGATCGGCAATTCTTTGGTTAATTGAATAAACTTGCTCTAAAGCGTCCCTCTGTTTGCCATATTTTTCAGTTATTGTTGAGGCTGTTTTTTCTATTAAGGAAAGATCGTGGTTTAGTTCTGTGATTTCAGACTGACGTTGTTGAATTGGTCTGTCATAAGTGATCTCAGAGTAGCGTTGTTTGGCCTCTATTGCTTTTTCGTTTGCTTCAATTAAACCATTTACTCTATCAATTTCTGGTTGATATTTAGCCCTAGCCTGCTGTTCTTGAACATCTAGCATTTCACTAACTTTGGCCATATCATTTCTAAATGCTGTAATTGGGTCATTTTGTCTTGCTGTTTTATCAATTAAATCTTTTGCAGTTTTATATGTTTCTATCCACTTTTCTAACTCTTTAATATCTTTTATACGTGAAATAGCAATTGCCAAGTTTGCATCAGCAACTAACTCTAAGGCCTGTGCTTGATTTACTCCTGCTGCAGTTAACCTTACAAATGCAGTTCTTTGTGCTTGCGCTCCATTAATTGCATTTATTTGTTCAGCATTAAATAAACCAAGTGCCTTTTCGTCAAATGCTTTTTGAGCAGCCTTTCCCAAAGCAGTTATTGTAACTATGCCATCTTTTGCCACTTTAATTAACTTATTTTGAATTGCTTTTTCTGCTCCGCCGACCCAATCAATAAAATCTGTATTTGCACCAAGGCTTGCTAATTGTTGATCAATGCCATTAAATATTTTAATGTCTTTGGCTCCACCAAGAACTCTTAGAAGTTCTCCTGCGCCTTTAGTTGCATTTATTGTGGCATCTCTTGTTCTCTTAAGATTAATTAAAATATCGTCAAATGTGGTATCTCTATTGCCACTTTGTACATTTTTATTACCACCTGGGATTGTGTTATCTATACTAATCTTTGTTACTTTTTGTGCAAGTTCGGCCAAATAATCTAATACAGTTTTGTCTGGATTTTGTGTTAGCCAATTTTGAATTGCTTCTGCATTATTGCCCTCAATGTTTGCTACTGTCGTAAGTGTCTGCAAATATACCTTTTGTTGTTCTGGTGGAAGGTTGCTAAAATATTCTTGATCTTTTCTTAAAACCTCCATCTCTTTTGCCCCTAATATTTTTGTTGCAATTTCTAAATCAATTTTTCCTTTTTGCTCATTAATTTTATCTATTGTTGATTGTAGGTTTGCTGCTTCAATTGGATTATTACTATAATATGTTAATGCAACTTCAATATCCATAACATTTCCAACCCTACTTATATCTGCAAAAAGTTTTAGATATTTTTCTGCTTCTTCTGAAGTTTTACCACTAATGTCCGCAATAAATTTTGTCTGCTGTTCTTTAAGCGGATTTCCATTTTTATCCTGGAATAGGTTAACAACTGACATGGCTTGATTAGCAAAAGCACCACCAAACTTTGTAACAATATTCATAACTTTGGTTAAAGTTTCTGAATCTTGTCCAAATGTTTCCATTAAATTAACAATTTGCATTGGGTCCATTTGACCAGATGCTAGTTGCATTTTTAAAGTAAATTGTGCTTCTTTAGACAAAGACGAACCACCTAATAAATCTGTAGCAAGCGGTGCTATATCTGCCATAGCAGTATCTTTATATTTACTTGTAATCTGTTTGTCTAATCCAGTTTCAAGCGCTCCACGAACTGCTCCAGATGAATTTTTATATGTGTTTTGTATATCTGTAACTAATTTTCCATTTTGCTCAAGCAGTGTAGTGTTTGCTCGTTGATATTCATTTTGCAATTGAATTGCTTTTACAGTGTCTCCAGCAGCCTTAGCGTTAGCAATTCTTTGTTCATACTCAAGTCTTAAAGAGTCTTGCATTTGTTGGCTTTGTTCTAAAGCCATTTTTTGCATAGCAACATTTGCTCCAGATGCCCTGCCAAGTTTTTCTTGTTGTCCTTTTTGACTATACCATAATGCTCCAGCACCAATTGCTGCACCGATTGCTGCGCCAATTGCAGTTCCAACAACTGGAACAACTGATCCAGCAGTGGCACCAACTGCTGTAGCCCCTAACACTCCACCGCCAATCGCACCCATTGCACCTAAACCTATTGCGCCAACCTTTGTTTGTGTTTTTGTCATTGCTCCTGCTCCAGCAGATGATAAAAGTTTTGATTGTTTTGCCAAACCTTGACGTGATTCTTCCATCAGCGTTACTCTTAACTTTAATGGGTCTTTCATTAGATTTTCTCCATTAACGCCAATCAAATCTATAAGTTTTGCATTAACACTAATTCCAAATGAATAGTCTCCTATTTCTGATGCTATGTTGGCAGCAATACTTCTGGCTTGTGCTGGATTAATTGCGCCCGCAGCAATTCCGGTTGCTAACTGATTTAATAATTGCCCCTGTGCAGATTGAGTCCCCCCAGTTTTAATAGATTCAGAAACACCAGACACCATAGATTTGCCTGTTTCAGACTTAACAAAGTTTTCGCCAAATGTTGTTTTACCAGTTTGGACTGCAAAAGGATTAAGAAGATTCCCCCTTCTTCTATCCATAATTTCTCCAGCACTTACCCTGTTTGAAAATATAGCAAGATCTTGTATTGCCTTATCTCCACTTCCCATCGCCTCAGACATTTTCATAGCACTATCTTGTGCGCTATCAAATGCCCTTCTAATAAGAACAACAGATGCTGCTAACGCTGTTAATCCTGCTGCTGCTGCACCTAGTGGATTTGCAAGCATTGGAGCAATCATTGCTAACCCAGAAACTCCCATAGCAACATTTCCTAAACCAGTATTTCCTGTGGCATAACCAGCCATTGCAGCAGTTCCTGCAACCATAGACATTGGACCTGCTATGCTGGTCATACGGTTCATTCTTTGTGCTTTTGCTTCTCTTTTTGATTGTTTATCATTTTGTGTATTTTCTTTAGATGAATCAGTATTTTTTTCTATTGCATCAATAAGTTTAGATTCTGGAACATATAGGCCACTTGCAGTTTGTGAAAATGATTTTCCAGTCATTAAGGATGAATCTTCTGCTCCACCCATTGCACCAGAAAATCTTGGACCCTTGACGCCGTATGGAAAAATTCTTGCCAAATTAGATGTAGGCATAAGTCTTGTATCTCTTGGATTTGCTGTTATTGTTTTACCACTTGGTTTTGGTTCTCCAGTTTGTCCACCAACTACGCCAGTTTTTCCATCTTTAGTTTGATAAATTTCTCCTTTGGCTACTGCCAGAGTAGATGCTGTAGATTGGTAGCCTTTTGCTAAAGATTTATCTGAAAAATAAATTCTATTGGCCTTTGACCCACGACCAAGACTTACCTCTTTTCCATCATTAGTTGTAACAATAAGACTCTTTGTTCCAGTTGCTCCAGATTGTCTTTGTCTTGTTTCAACTCTAAAATCTTTAATAATCCCAGCACGTTTTGCTTGCTCTAAAACTTGAGCGCTAGTTTGAGGGGTAGACCCTAATCCTTTTCCTAAAGAGTATCCGCCAATTCTGTCATACTGACTTAGCATTTTTTGATATGCTGGAGTAGATTTAATATTGTCAGGAACATTCTTAAAAGCATTTTCTATAACAGCATCAGTAACCCTTGGAGATCTTCTTATTTGATCCATCATTGCTGAATCAATTGCTTGAGTTTGTGATGAAGTTAGTCCTGAAGGTGCCCACTTGTTTGGGCGACTTGCCCATTCTCTTTCAAAATCGCCTAACGACACACCATTTCTTGTTGCCAAACCTTTATTTAGGTTAGGATCAAATGAAAGTGCTAAAGAACCATATGCTCTTGCTTCTGGAGATTTTCCTGTTGCTTTTAACACATCTCTATATACTTGGGCTTGAAGTTTTTCATTTTCTGTTAGTCTTCCTTGTGCAATTATGTCATCTATATTTGTTAATCTTCCCCCGCCTACGTGAGTATAGTCATCTCCTGCAGAAACAGTTCCCTTTCCGTATTTTTTAATTTTTCCAGTAACAAGCGCTGCCACAAGTGGTTTATATCTATTATCTTGTGCAGTATCTGTAGGAATAACAGCCTCTCCTGGCATTAATAAAGATGGGACAGAATCTTTTCCTGGAGTTCCACCGACAACGCCAGTTGTGCCTGATGCAAATTTCTTAGGGCCAAGATTTCTAAATCCTGGATTCATCATTCCTGGATTTGTTCTGGCAAAATTTGCTGCTGCTACTGTTGCGTCAATATATGCTTTTCTTAATGCTTGAACTGCTACTGCTTCTATTGTAAATGATTGAGTAAGTCTGTTGTGCGCCTGATCCAATGAAGTTGCAACTGTTGCTGCTTCTAGTTGTTCTGAATTTAAATAATTTGTTTGATCAGCCAAAACTTTGGTACTAGCCCCAGATTTTAAAAATCCAGCCCTTAGTGTTCCAAACAATTTAACAATATTTGCCGTAGCATTTAAAACTAAACCAAATGTCATTAACAACACAGGGCCAATAACTCCAACTAAAGTTCCTGCTACAACAATAAACTTTTTAGTACCTTCACTCAAATTATCAAATTTATCTAATAAGGATCCTATAACCTTTACCATAGGAGTTACGGCTTGCAAAAATGTTTTTCCTATTGGCGCAATTGCAACTTTTAATTTTTCAACAGATTCTCTAAAGTCAGTTCCTATAGCATTTTCTACAGTCTTTAATTCTCGTTCAGATAAAATTGCAAGTTCTTCAATTGACGCTGAGGCAAGGCCTAAGACCTTAGAAGCCTGAGTGCCTTCTTTTGTTATGTTCTGAAATAGTGTTGATAAACGTGAAAATTGAAACTTGCCGAATAGTTGTTCAATTGCACGGGAGCGATTTAGCGGATCTAGTGTGTCTAATGCCTGAGCAAAATCTACAACTGTTTCTCTAATATTGCCTTGGTTGCCCTCAACAATTGCTTTAATGTTAACTCCAAAACCAGCCAACATTTCGCTAGCCTTTTTGCTTGGATTAATTAATGATGCAAGACCAGACTTAAGTGCGTTAGCGCCTTCTGATGCATTAATTCCTCCTTCTTTCATTGCGGTTAAGAAAAATGCTAAATCTTCAACAGATCCGCCAAGTTGTTTTATTACTGGGCCTGCTTTGGGGATTGCAACAGTTAAATCTTCAATAGATACTACAGTTTGGTTTTCTACTGCGTTAAGGAAGTTAATTTTACTTGCTAGGTCTTCTGCTGCTATTCCAAAAGCGTTTGTTACTGATATGGTCGTTTCTAGTGCTTGTTCTTGTTCTACCCCGCCAAGAACTGCAAGACGAGTTGCTTGTGCTACTTGTGCTGTAAGGTCTGCTCCAGTTTTACCCATTGCTGCTGCTTTGGCAGCCATTTCCATAGTTTCAGTAACTGCGACACCATATTTAGTAAACCCTTCAGCAAGAAGTTGTATTTCTTTTAATGCTTTATTAGTTTCATCTGCAGTTGTAAAAATATCTCCATAGACACGTTTAAATTTAATGGCTTGTGCTTCAAGATCCATAAATGTTTTTGATGCTGCTGTTCCAAAATATGCAAGTGGTATTGTAAAACCTACCATTAATTGACGACCTGCCCACTGAGTGTTTTTACCAAAATTTAAAAGATTTGTAGATCCTTGCTTTAATAGTTGATTAAATAATGCTTGTTTCTGTGCTGCTAGCGCTGTTTTAGTTGCATAGTCATTCATGTCCAATGTTCTTGGAGTAATTGACATTGCCTTAATTGCTCCAGATGCATCACGACCCATTTTAATATATTGAGTCTGCATCTTTTTAACACGTTCTTCAGCAACTTTCCCGATAGTGTTAAATTCTTGTTTAAATAATTTTCCAAAAGTTCTGGTAGATCCGCCTGCATAACGGAAATACTCACGCATTGAAAGTTTGTTTGTTTCAAGTGAGTGAGTAAAGGATTCTGTAGAACTTCTTACTAATCCCATTTGGGCAGTAAATTTGCCCGTAGCATTAATTGAATTTAAAAGATTAGTAGATAGATTTTTTTGCGCTGCGACAGAGGCTGCGCTGCCTTTTGATAGAGATGAATGAAAGGCTGCTAGTTGCCTCTGTAAACTTTTTAATTCTGCTAAAGCGGCGGATGCATCTATACTTACGCCAATTTTAGCGTTTACATCAGCCATTCATTTACACCCCGTTTATTTATTCGTTATTTGCAAGTACTGTATTTAAAAGAGCATTTGCATCTGCTAATTTAATTCCAGAGGCTGCTTCAATAATTTTATAAGTTGTTGGAAGATCTAATATTTCTTCTAACTTATCAATGTCTTTAGATAATTCAGGACTAAATTGCTCCATAGCAATTTGAGCACATTCTACGAGTAATGTCATAGACTTATCATTATCTTCGGCTACTGCTGCGACCTGCTCAAACTTCTTCATAAATGGTCTTAACAACGAAAGTTTTAGTGGTCTAACACTAATCTTTGTTCCATCCATCAAGACGAGTTCTGTTCCTTCTGATTTTACTGTTGGCATATACTTCCCTTCCTGTTTAGGTTGAACTTAATTATATCACAAAACCTTGTTTTTTTATACATTAATTTAGATTTTCATAATCTAACCCCATGCCAATGCCAAAGCCTGCTCTCCTCGCTTTGTCGCCTTTATAGGTAAGAATGTCATTATCTTGTCTTCCGCCATTAAATACTTTATTTTTTAACTTAGTCCAGGGGTCTTCTTCTTGTGGTTTATTCTTATCTAAATCAATACCCTGGATAGCAGCAAGAAATTTTTTCTCTTCATTATCAACTTCTCTTTTTGATTTAAGAATGGCCATTAGTTCTGGCATAGATATAGAAGTTTCTAATTCATTGTAGTCTTTCCATATTCCCAGCAAAAATGCTTCTGATTCTAATTTTACTAAATCTAGATCTGCCCAAACCGATTTGTCCTCTGTAACGTTTTTTGCCACGGAATCTTTTGAGTCTTTATTGACTTTGATCCCTGCTGCTACATCTAATATTTCAAATATTGTCGGCATGTCAAAATTGTCCTCTACATCTTTTTTATTTTTAGACCATTCTGGATGAAACTGTTTCATGCATATTCTAATGCACTCAATCAAAACATCTGTGGCTTCATCATCGCCATTAGTATCTTTGACTAATTGAAAGGTATCCATAAATTCCCTTAAATATTTAATTTTTAAAGGACTAACTTCTATTTCAAAATTATCAACAGAGTATACATTTTTAATATCATAAACAGTGTTTGCCATAATTCCATTATATCAAAAAAAAGACCCACCAGTTTGACTAGTGGGCCCTTCTTTTCTTTATTAAGTTTTTTATGAACCTTGGATTGTACGGTCAATAATTTTTCCGTAAGATCCTGTTGAGTCTTCTGGTAGAAGACGGAAAGTAACATCAAACATTGTTGCTGTGTCACGCTTTGCTGATACTGTAACATTTTCAATAGAAAGTGCACGGTATGCAACATAAACACGCTCAACGCTAGATGACTCGTCACAATCACCTGTTCCTGGACCTACTGCAATCAAAGCACGCTCTACTGGACATTCACCGATATCGCCAGAAGCGAGGTTGAGTGTGCGTCCTGCAGATGTTGTTTTGCTGCCTGAAAGATCATCGCCTTGTCCTGCGATTGAGAACAATAGATTTTCTAGAGTTGCTTCTGCAAAAGAAGTAGCAAGTGTTACTTGCATACCTTGTTTGTAAAGTTTTGCAACGTCAAGAATTTGGTCTACTTGAACTTCGCCGAAATCAGGTTGGAATGTGATTTCAATACCATTACTTGTATATCCTACGTTTTCAATTCCGCCAGCGATATTAGCGCTATTAGATAGAGTCGTTTTGTAAGACTCAGTTGAAACGAAAGCAGGGACAGTTCCTGGTGTTAATGTACTATCTGCTGTAAACAGTGCAGCAGCGCCAACGATAATATCGCTAGATGTACCTCTT